GGGTGCATATATCAATTTTGTATCTGCATCCAGCGCAAATGCAGGATTGTCTGAAAGGGGAATTGTAACTATGCCCCTTGAACTAGACTGGGGTGTTCAGAATGAAGTGTTTGAAGTGTCCAGTGAAGATTTTCGAAAGAACAGTCAGAAGATTTTTGGTTATTCATATAACCATGAGAAGATGAAGGGACTGCGGGATTTGTTTATAAATGCAAGAACTTTATACGCATATCGCTTGAATAGTGGAGGTGAAAAGGCAACAAATACATTTGCTGCTGCCAGATACACAGGTACACGTGGAAATGATTTGAAAATTGTGATTCAGGCAAACGCGGATGACAGCAGTTTGTTTGATGTATCAACTCTACTTGAAACAGTAAAGGTCGACAGTCAGACAGTGTCAGAAGCAGCAGAGCTTGTGGATAATGATTATGTGATATTTCAGAAGGAAGCAGAGCTTGAAGTGACAGCTTCAGCACCTCTGAGCGGCGGTGAAAATGGCAGTGTTGACGGTACGGCATATCAGACATATGCAGACAAGATTGAAGGATATACCTATAATGTAATGGGGATTACAGCTTCAGATGAAACAACAAAAAAGATGTTTGTATCTTTCAATAAGAGGCTGCGTGATGAGCTTGGAATTAAATTTCAGCTGGTAATCTACAATTATCCACAGGCTGATTATATGGGTGTAATCAGTGTTAAAAACAAGGTAAAAGATGAAGGCTGGACAGAAGGCTCTCTTGTATACTGGATTACAGGAAAGGAAGCAGGATGTGAAGTAAACCGTTCCTGTCAGAACAGTGTATATGATGGAGAGTTCAATGTAGATACCTCTTATACACAGAATGAGTTAAAGTCTGCAGTAAAGGCAGGCGAGTTAGTTCTTCATAATGTAAATGGTACTACTGTCAGAGTGCTTGAAGATATTAATACAATGGTTACAGTTACAGATACAGAAGGCGCAATATTTAAGGATAATCAGACAGTTAGAGTAATTGACCAGTTAGGGAATGATATTGCAGTATTGTTTAGCACAAAGTATCTGGGTGCAGTTCCAAATGATGCTGCCGGAAGAATTTCTTTATGGTCCGATATTGTGGCATATCACAGAGAACTGGAGAAAATAAGAGCAATTGAAAACTTTTCTGACAGTGATGTGACAGTGGAACAGGGAGAACATAAAAAATCTGTAATTGTTTCTGGTTCTGTGACAATTGTAAACGCGATGAGTAAGTTGTATATGACCATTACTGTGTCATAAGAAAGGAGTAAAAAGAAATGAGCCAAAATGTGATTATGGAAGCAAAAGATGCGGTTTATGGGAGCCTTGCGGAATGTTTTATTACGATTGGAGAAAGACGTTATAATTTCATGAGTTTGACTGACTTTGAAAGCAAATGGGAAGTAAATATAACAGATGTTCCGATTTTGGGAAAGGTCGGTATGGGACATAAGCCGGCAGGAGGAAAGGGAACTTGGAGTGGTACGGCACATTACAACCAGTCTATTTTTAGGGAAATGGCGAACCATTACCAGAAGACAGGTGAAATGGCTTACTTTGAAATTCAGGTGAGCAATGAAGACCCTAGCAGTGCCGTTGGCAGACAGACAATTATCCACAGAGGATGTTTGTGTGATACTTTTACGCTTGCAAAGTTTCAGGCAGGAGAGGAACTTCTGGATGAAGAGCTTTCTGGTACGTTTGAGAGCTGGGATATGCCAGAAAAATTTAAGGAAATGAATGGATTTTCTGCTAATTAAAAGGTTTTTGATAAATTAAAGCGAATATGAAGTTGTAAGATTAAATTCAGAGTAAATAATGAGAGAGTTTGGAAACAGGCTCTCTTTTTGGTTCACAGGAAATTGCACAAAATAAATAATTGTAATATAATAATGCGAAGAAAGGACAAATATATGTCAAAGTTTAGTTTATTTATGAAGCAAAATAAGATTGGAAAAGAGAATCAGAAATATGCTCCGACTACCAGTCTGACAGATGAGAATGGAAAGCCGCTTGAATGGGAGTTTAAACATATCACTTCCAAAGAAAATGAGATTTTGAGAAATGAATGTATTAAAGAAGTACAGGTTACCGGAAAGCCAAATTTATACAGACCAAAATTAAATTCTTCTCAGTATCTTGTAAAAATGATTGTAGCATCTACTGTATATCCGGATTTGTATGATGCCGAATTACAGGATTCTTATAATGTCAAGACGCCAGAAGATTTAATTTATGCAATGGTAGATGATGCTGGAGAATATCAGGAATTTGGGATTTGGCTTCAGAAGTTTCAGGGATTTACAAAAGGTCTTGAGGAAAAGGTAGAAGAAGCAAAAAACTAATTAAGGAAGGGGATGGAGAGGCAAACTATGCCTATTATGCCCTTCTAAAACTTCACATTCTTCCCTCTGTTTTTCTTGAAATGGAGGAGGAGGAAAAAGCCTTTGTTATAGCCTCAATCCACCAGAAGATTGAATCAGACAAAAAGAAAGAAAAGGAAATAAAGAGGAAATCCGGAAAGAGAGGCAGGTGATTTTAATGTCATTACCTACTGGAATTGAGCCGCAGAATAATCTTAATAATGTGTTAAATGAAATAATTAATTCTATGAATGAAGCAATATCAACTATGGCTGAAATGCAACAAATGATAAGTAGAAATGTCAGCGCAGTATCATTGACAAATATTCAAAATGAGGTTACTTCTGCATTATCATCTGTTGAAGAGCTACAAGCAGCAATAAGAGACATTGATTCACCTATTGCTTCAGTAGATATGGAAGTGGATAGTTCAGGTATTCAAAATTTAAACCGGCAGATTAAAGAAGTAGAATTACTGTTTCAAGGAGTTGCCTCTATTCAGCAAAATATAGATAGTCAAAGTCGGGCTATGAGGGTGCTTCCTTTTGATATTGCTGCCAGGGTTCGAGAAATTAACACAGATATGGAAGAAATGCATCAGACATTGAGTATAATTTCTGAAAATCCATTTCATATGGATTCACAGGCAGTTGAATTGCAAATTGTATCGCTGACAAACAGATTAAGGGAAACCTTACAAGCACAACAAGAATTACACGAGTCTTTATCACATACAGATGTGGAAAACGAACAGCCGCCCCCAGTTGAAACACCACAGCCAGAGCCCGTTGAAGTTCCCGTGGTGTGGCAAACGGATGATAATTTGGAGGTCTTTACAGATACAGGTATTGACCGATTTCGTCTGGAAGTTGAGAGTGCAAATTCCATGTTGGAACAGCTGAGTAGTACGCAAGATTCAATTGCAAGGCAGGCATATGATACAAATGTGTTTCCACCTGCTGCTTTTCAAAATTTAAATGAACTTGCAGTCAGAATAGATATGCTGCGTAACCGTATGCAGCAGATTGCAGATAATCCAATAAACATGGGCACAGATGGAGCAAATACAGAGATAGAGCAGTTGCGTTTACAGCTAGATAGGGCTGTTCAGGAACAAAATGAATTAAATAGCGCAATGCAAAACATGGATGTAAGCACTGCAAACAACGCATATCTGAGGTTATCACAAACAGTTGCTAATACAGAACGATATGTCAGAGATAATGTAGATGAACAGGGACAGTTTAATAGTGTCATTCAAGAAGGAACAAGTTTTGCATCAAATTTAAATGGCGTTATTGAAAAGGCTGTTGCTGCTTTTAGCAATTTAATTGATACTGATAAAATTACTAGTTTTGTTTCAGAGGGCATGGAGAGCTTTGATTCACAACTAAAAGCTGAAAATCAATTGATGTCTGTTTTAGCAAATACATTAGATGATAAGCATGTCACAGAACATATGCTTAATGTAACTACTAACTCTTCTGAAGCAATGGATGAAATTAATGCAATTTCTGGTGCAGATGATATCGTTATTACAGTAGATGCAAAAACAGAAGCATTGCAGGATAAATTTGATGCTATTACTTCAAAAGCAGGTGAAATATCTTCTAAAGGTATTTATGGTGAAGATGCCCTAGTTACAGGGGCAACAGAATTGTCCAGCTATTTTACAGATACAGATGCCATTGAAATGATGATGGATAACCTTTCTAATTATGCAATGGGAGCATCAGGTGGTGGAGAACTGGATAGTAGTGCCATAACTGAATATGCAGCTGACCTTGGAAATATTATGTCAGGCGATTATGATGCCATGGCAAAAAAAGGTTTTGAATTTACAGGCACTCAACAGGCTATTATTGAAGGAACAGCAACAGAAGCCCAAATTGTAGCAGCACTCGGTGAAGAATATCTTAATATGTCTCAGGATATGCAGGCAGCAGGTGTTATTTCGCAGGTAATTAATGCATCATGGTCAGGATTGTATGAAACTATGTCAAATACTCCTGAAGGTAAAATTATTCAGATGACAAGCGCATGGGATGATATGAAACAAATGGTTGCGGAACAGTTATATCCATATATTATATTATTAGTAGATACTATTACTGAGAATTGGGATATAATTGAAACAATCATAAGTGGTTTTATGAAAGGTTTACAAAATATACTTGCAGTGATTGATTGGCTAGGAGAAAGAGTTGCAGAATTTGCTTCTTTTATTATGGATAACTGGTCAGTCATTAGTCCGATTATCTGGGGAATTGTTGCAGCTCTTGCAGTCTATGGAGCATATCTTGCAATTAATAAGGGTATTGAATTAGCAAGTGCGGCCGCATCCGGGGCAGTTACAATAGCTAAAGGTATGCAGGCGGCAGCGACTTGGCTGGTTACAAAGGTAATAGGGTCAGAGGCAGCAGCACAGGCCGGTTTAAATAGTACAATGTTAGCATGTCCTGTTGTGTGGCTGGTTGTTATGATTATTGCATTAATTACAATATTAATGGTATTGTGCAACTGGATTGCCAATGTAACAGGTGTCGCAAATTCCGGATTTGGTGTTATCACTGGAGGTATAAATGTAGTTATTCAATTTTTTAAGAATTTGGCTTTAACAGTAGCCAATATTGCACTTGGTATTGGTTATGCGATAGCAGCTCTTGCCTCGAACATGACAACTGCCTTTCATAATGCAATTTGTTCCATTCAATCATGGTTTTACAATTTACTGTCAACAGGATTAACAGTCATTGAAGGTATATGTGAGGCTTTGAATAAACTTCCATTTGTGGAGTTTGATTATTCTGGAATAAGTAATGCAGCAGATAAATATGCAGAAAAGGCTGCTGAAGCAGATAAAAATAAAAAAGAATATAAGGATATTTCAGCTGCATTTGATGAAGGATTTCATACATTTGATACATTTCAGGATGGCTGGATTTCGAAAGCGTTTGAGGCGGGTGCTGATTGGGGAGATGGTGTTACAGAGGCAGTAAGCAATTTTAATCTGACAGATGCACTTGGACTTGATGATGAACTTGATAATCCAGAAGACTATAAAGCATCAGCGGAAGATTATCTAAAGACATTAGGCGGTACAGATTCAGGTCTTAGCGAAACAGATGATTCAAATGCAAATTTGAGTGAACTAGATGAAATGAATGCAAATTTGAATGAATTAGATAATATGAATACAAATTTGAGCAATATTTCTGACAACACAGACGATATTTCTGACAGTCTGGAAATTTCAGAAGAAAATCTGAAATACCTCCGCGACCTTGCAGAACAGGATGCCGTCAACAGATTTACCACCGCAGAAATCACAATAGAGCAAAACAATACCAACAACATCAAATCCGAAATGGATTTAGATGGTGTTATAAGCGGCATGACCGACGCAGTAAACGAAGCTATCAACGTTGCAACGGAAGGAGTGCATTAAGTATGGGATATGATTTTTATTTAGACAAATGCCTGCTACCAGTCGCTCCATCAAAGCTGTCCTTAAACATTAATAACGCCAACAAAACTTTGACGCTTATCAATGAAGGGGAAATTAATACCTTAAAAAAAGCGGAGCTGACAGATATTGAATTTGAGTGTGAAATCCCGCAGATAAAATACCCCTATGCCATATATAAATCCGGTTTTTTAGGGGCTTCCTAC